GTTGCTAAGTATGCTTTAGGTCATGGAATCCTAAGACCTGAGTGTGCAGCTACAATCAAGTTATCTGCTTCTTAATTCACATAAAGGGTACTCAGTAAACTGGGTACTCTTTTTCTTACTATTTGGAGATTATTATGGCTTACGGAAAGATGAAGAAGAAAAAGAAAAAGAAAATGGGTGGTAGAGATTCACTTAAAATTAAATACTAATCATGTCTAACAGAAAAGCCTTAAGAATTAGTAACGGTAGTGTTCTCTACAAAAGAGATTTACTTCGTTTTGGTAAAAAGAAAAAGAAATCACGAGAAGAAAAACTTGAAGAAAGAATGAGACAGTTTAATCCAAAATTATATTATGGAGTTAAAAACACATGACTGTAGCTGCAAGCACTGAACTGGAAGCTATCAACATTATGTTGGCTTCTATTGGGGAAGCTCCCATAAATACTTTGACAGGTACTTTACCTGTTGATGCAAAACTGGCACAGAATACTCTGTCAGAAATTAATAAGGAAGTTCAATCAGAAGGTTGGTCTTTCAATACTGAAATTGATGTAAACCTAACTAGAGATTCCAGTAAGAATATTAATCTTGCAGCTAATGTCATTAGTGCAGATCCTAATATTCATGATCATCCATCAATAGATGCAATTCAAAGAGGTCTAAAACTCTACGATAGAAAGGCACATACCTTTGAATTTGAGGAAGATCTTAAAAGCACTGTTGTATTCTTAAGAGACTTTGATGAGATACCAGAACCTGCAAGAAGATATATAACTATTAAAGCTGCCAGAGTATTTGTTGATAGGTTGGTAGGTGATGAAGGGTTAAGATCTTTCAGTCAACAAGACGAGGTGAGAGCTAGAGCTATACTGATGGAAACAGACTTGGAGAATGGAGATCATAATTTATTAAGAGGAGATCCATCATTAACAAGTGTGTTTGATACATACAGCCCTGCAAACGCATTAATCAGGTAACTATGGCAGTTATATCCAGAGCAATACCTACATTGCTCAGAGGAGTTTCACAGGCTTCTGACTCTACAAAACAACCAGACCATGCTGACATACAGGATAATGCTGATAGCAGTCCTGTGCAGGGTCTACAGAAGCGTAGTGGAACACAGTATTTAGCTACTCTTTCTAGCTTTCCTACTGATAGTAATGTTCATATTCATACGATAAATAGAGATACAACAGAAAGATATGTTTCAGTATTTACTAATGGTGCGGTAAAAGTTTATGACATAGATGGTACTCCGAGAAATGTGGATGCACCTGATGGAACAACATATTTAGCGACAACAAATCCAAGAGGTGACATTAAAACTGTAACCATTGCTGACTTCACCTTTGTTGTTAATACATCAAAAGTTATTGCAATGGACTCTACTTTAAGTGGAGGAACACAAACACAGGCAATAGTATTTTTTAATCAGGTATCAGATAAAACCAGTTATACCGTTACTGTTGATAGCACTACAGCTACACATGATACCAGTAGTGATGATCCTTTAAGTACAACAACTGTAGCGACAAAGATAAAAGACAAGTTGTTAGGTGCTAATGGTGAATCACCTGCATCAGGTTCTGCTCTATCTGGTTTTACTATTGATCAAAATGGACCTGTTTTATATATAAGAAAAAATGATTCTAGTACCTTTACTGTTGATAGTAATGATACTCAAGGTAATACACAAATCACAACAGTAAAAGATTCAGTACAAAGGTTTTCTGATCTACCAGCAGTTTCACCTAATAACTATGTTGTTGAAGTGAAAGGTGATGATAATACAAATTTTGATAATTACTTCGTTAAGTTTGTTACTAATAACGGTGGAGCTTTTGAAGAAGGACAGTGGGAAGAGACTTTAAAACCTGGTATTCAATTCAAATTTGATTATGACACCATGCCACATGTTCTGATTAGAAAGTCAGATAATAATTTTATATTTGCAAGAGTTGATGGTGGTACTTATACAGTTAGTGGTACTACTTTTAATTTACCTTTATGGGGAGAACGTACTGTTGGTGATTTAGACTCAGCACCAAACCCTAGCTTTGTTGGTAATAAAATTAATAATGTTCTCTTCTTCAGAAACAGATTAGGTTTCTTATCTGATGACAATGTAATACTGTCTCGTGTATCAGAGTTCTTTAACTTCTTTCCAGAAACAGTAACAACTGTAATTGATTCTGATCCTATAGATGTAGCAGCTTCTCATACCAAGGTTTCAATACTGAAGCATGCCAAAACAATGGGTCAGGAACTTATATTGTTCTCTGATCAGACACAGTTTGTATTGTCTTCTTCCTCTGATGCTTTGACACCCAAAACAGCAAACGTAAACGTGGCAACTGAGTTTGAAAACGATACTAATAGTGTTCCTGTATCTAGTGGTAGAAGTATTTATTTTCTTATTAAAAAAGGTTTATTTGCTGGTGTCAGAGAATATATAGCAATGGAAGATCTGACGATAAAAGAAGCAGCAGATATTACTATTCATGTTCCTAAATACATCCCAGCAAACATATTTAAGATGGCAGTCTCCACTAATGAGGATGTCTTAGTTCTTATCGGTAGTGATAATCCAAATAAACTTTATATCAACAGATGGTTGTATGGAGATAGAGGACAGAAGATATTAAATGCTTGGTCTACTTTTATTTTAAACAGCAGTAAGACAATACTAAATGTAGATTTTATTGATACTGATTTATTTATGGTGGTTAGAAATAGTAATAATGTTACCTCTATAGAAAAGCTGCCATTTGAATCTAATTTTACAGAGACTAATGCAGACTTTGAATTTCATCTAGATCATAAATTAACAGAAGCTTCTACTGGTGTATCAGTAGCTTATGTAGCTAGTACAAATACAACTACATGGACTTTACCCTATAGAACCTATGCACAGATGGCTGTGGTTGGTAGACATCTAGCATCAGGTGAAACCAGTACCTTTATCTCTGCACCTAATACAAGTACCAAGACTCTAAGTCCTGGACAGGTTATTAGTACTACTACAACAAATACAAATGGTTCTACATTAACTATTACAGCTACAGGTGATTACAGATTATCAAAGGTTATTATTGGTGAACCTTATGAAATGCACTATAGATTTAGTTCTCAACGATTAACAGAACAAGTGCCAGGTGGTAGTGCAGGTGGTGAATTTATCAGTGGTCGTTTACAACTGCATCATTTTTACATCAAGTTTGAAAATACAGGATTCTTCAAAGTAGAAGTGACACCAGAGAATAGAGATACATCCACTCATAAATTTACAGGTAATTTACTAGGTGCTGCTTCCAGTACGATAGGTTCAGTAAATCTTGAAACAGGAACATTTAAAGTACCAATAATGAGCAGGGCAGATAGAGTCGAAATTGATATTAAGAATAATACTTTCCTACCAACAAAATTAAACAGTGCTGAATATGAAGCAAGATTTCACATTAGAAGTAGAAGGGTATAGATGGGATATTTAAGAAAAGCAAACTTACAAGACCTTAATTACGTATGTAATAACATGAGAGAAATAGATCGACTTGAAGCTTATTATTTAACAGGAAAAGATCCAAAAGATTCTGTAAAATTTACATATTTAGCTGGACATAAAGTATTGACGATTGCTGGTGACAATGATCAACCAATGGGTCTTTGTGGGGTCGTTACGGATGGTTGTGTATGGATGTTGTGTACAGATGAATTATTTAGTAATAAAAAATATAAGATACAACTGATAAGAAAAGGTCGAAAATGGATAGATAACCTATTGAAAAATTACAATATCCTATATAATTTTGTATATGCAGACAATACTTCTGCTATCAAGTGGTTAAGATCTTTAGGTTTTACTTTTATTAATTACTATGAGGAATATGGAGAGCAAAAGAAACCATTCTATGAATTTTTGAGGATTAATTAAATGTGTCCACCACTAGGAGCATTAATAAAAGCAGTACCAGCCATAGGAAAATTAGCTGCTGGTACTCAGTCAGCTTTGTTTGCAGCATCTTTAGGTCTTAACTTAGTAAGTGGTCTTGCACAAAGGTCTGCTACACAGTCAGCAGCTAACCAGACTTATCAGGCAGCCTTGATAGCAAACAAGTCAGCAGAACAAGCTTTTGCAGCACAACAGGAAGCTTTAGGTGCTGAACTTAAGGAGACAAGAGCATCAGCAGCACAGAAGCAGTTAGCTGCAACAATCAGAGGATTACAAGCTCAAGGTTCTGTAAGAGCATCAGAACGAGCAGGTCTTACTGTAAATCTGTTATTACAGGATCAGGAAAGACAGACTAGAAGCACAAAGAGATAATAGACGTAATCAACTGACAAGTAATATTAATCAGGCATATAACCAGATACCTTCACTTGGTAGTACCTTACTAAATGTAGCTACACAAGGCTTATCTTCTTATGCGTCCTTAACAGCATGACAAACAGTTATCAAAGTACAGCTTTTCAATCCTCTGCAAGACCTGTAGATACTTTTGTAGCACCCCCTAGTGTTCAACCTAAAACTGGTATTGAGTCTTTAGCTGAAACACTGGCTGCTGTAAATCCTAATCTTCAAAAGTTTATTGGTACAAAGATTGAAGAAAATATTGAAGACCAACGTGCTGATATGACTATGGAAATAGCCAAAAAGGGTTTTAAACAAATAACTAAAGAACATAGAGACAAGTACGGTGATGACGCTACTAATCAATTAATTGGTGGAAGTATTTTTACACAAGATGAATTTGAAAAAAGACAAGCAGAACATGTTGGCTTAACTCTTAGTTCTGATTTTGAAAGTATTTACAACAATAAAGTTTTTGAATTTACAAATCGTGAAGGCAAGACTGTTACAAAACCAATATCTCACTTTCCAATAGACTCTCCACAAATGCAAGAGTTTTTAGGTGAGATATCATCTTTAACAGCATCAAAAACTCAAGGGTTAAATAATAAACATTTAGCAAATTATTTTTATCCATATCACCAAAAAGCTACTGAAGCTATAGTTCAAGAACACGTAAAAGCAAACAACGAATTTAGATTTAACAGAGCTAAATCACAAACTAATGATGCAATGTGGAACGCTTTACCATTATGGTTAGACAATAAGAAAGACGAAGCACTTAATATCATTCAAAAACAAATAGAAAGCCAAGTTACTCTTGGAATACCTGCCGATAAAAAAACTAAATTTAACGACAGTATTATTACTTCTCTAAAAAGTATTTCTCTGAGTGTTTACGAGAGTGCTTTAGAAGCAGTACCTAATGATTATGAAAGTGCCTTAGATCATGCTTTTGAAGTAATAGAAATGGGTGGTGGAATAAAGATAGGTCCAATGCTTCAACAAAAAGATGGAACTTTAAGTCAATCAACATTAGACAAAAATACAAAATATGGAACAGAAATGTTTAATTTAAAAAAAAGTATATATCAAAGATATGAGCAAGATAAAAAGAGAGGAGTAGATATAGAAAAAGCAAAGGAAGATAAAGATATCTTAGATTTTTCTTTGGAATATGGACCAAGCTCTATAGAAAACATACCAAAACTTAATGCTTTAATTAAAAAATACCCTCATAGAAAACCAGACATTTTAAAGAAAATAGAAATTTATGAAGAAGACAGAAGTAAAGTTGTAAACGATTTAATGGATCAAATCATAAATCGACAAATTACCATGGATGCTGCTGCTACTAAATATATAAATATAAGAAATTCATTAGGTACAACTATTACAAAAGAAGATGAACAAAATTTAACTATACTTAGAAATTTAATTATTAATAAAACTTCTGGATTTGATCCCTATAAAAATTATCGTACAGATGTTAGAGAAGTATTAAAAAGACTAGGTGTTGCAGCAGGTGGACAACAAACACTAGATGGTTGGTTTACTTTTGATCTTAAAAAAGAACCTAACAAAGCTAAAAAGTACCAGAAATACACAAAAAGCATTAATAGAGATTTAATAGATTATTTGTATCGTACTCCTGACCCTAATAATCCTGGTCAGTTTCTAAAAAGATCTCAGGAAGAGTATTTTATAAAGTTAAGAGAGTTAGAAGATAACGCATTAAAAGATATTGAAGGTACTACTAAAAATCAAAATAATGGTAGTCAAGGCTCTTCAAATAGTGCATCAATGGATCAGATCTTACAGTTTGCTGAAGAAAAAAAATTAACAGCAGAACAAGCATTAAATTTACTAAATACAAATAAATTTACTATTACACCAGAGGGAAAAATTCAACTAGATAAAGAAGTAGAATCTGGCAATTTTGGATTAACAGGAGGAAGTTTTTTTAGAAAGTTTTTTGGAAGAGATAAAAAAACATCACAAAATGATGCTAGTGATACTGTAACTATAGATGGTCAAACATTTGAAAACAGTAGGGGAAGAGCAGGTTTTGGTGGAGGTATGACTGTTGATAAGCAAACTGAAGATACTGATGATGAACCAATTAAGGTCCAAGTAAGAAAAGGAGATACGTTATTTGGATTATCACAGCTTTACAATACAACCGTAGAAAAAATCAAAGAAGTTAATGGATTGGCTAGTGATGCAATTAATATAGGTCAAGAACTAATCATGCCAACTATTACCAGATTAGTAAATACAGTTGGTGATGCTGTAGTACCAAAAGAAGATTTAAAGAATAGAAGTGTTCTTGAAGAGATAGATATAACAAAACCTTTTAGCTTTGACTCTCTTTACAGACTTGCAATGGAAGTAGGTTTTCCACCTGAAGACGCAAGGATAATGGCAGCGATAGCTTTAGCAGAATCTAAAGGTGATGCTCAAATAGATACTGTTGCTTCTGGTACTGATCCAAATAAAGAAAATGAATTTAGCTTAGGTCTTTGGCAAATAAATGTAATTAAAAAGTTCCAAGCAGAACGCTTCCCACTATTTAATATTAAGAGTCCACAAGAACTATATAATCCACTAACCAATGCCAAAGCAGCCTT